TAAAATGCTCTGCTCTTTGATCAATATTATCAACCTTTTCAGGATCTTGGGGAAACCCTACACCTTCGGCTTTAATAAGTTTCATTTTTTCTGTTCCTTTAACAGGATCAGTAAATCTTTCCCAAACTAATCTTTGGACACTCATGCTGCTTTCATCTTTCTTTTCTTAGCTTCTTTTTCTACTAAATGGGTTATTTGCATACCGGCGGACCTATTGTCCTCGTCTGCTATCTTCTTTAATAATTTATATGTCGACATTCGCACGGCGACGGATTTAAATTTTAAAATATTCATGCTGTTTCCTTAAATGGTGATGTGCTTAAATGTAACTGCATCTCAATATCACCAAAATCAAAAGCAGATTGTTCGGGGTCGTGAGCCGCGGTCGGTGTAAACTTTCTTCCTGCATTGCGGGACAATTCACTCCAATCTTTAGCAAAGTCTTTATATAATTTTTCCATAGACTCATCGCCAAGAATCTTAGCGCTATGTGCATTCTCTAAATGTGCTTTCGCTCGCGTTAAACGTACCCCAAGACGGAACCCTTCTTTAAAGGTCGCCTCATAGTCTCTTTTAAGTTTCATACTTTCTCCTTTATTAAGTGTGAGTAGGGGGGTTCTTTGACTACCCCCAACCTTTTCCCGACAAATCAACATTTCCTAAATGTTAACAAGTACTTCAGTACCACCCTTTGACACTTCAAGGCATTCGCCTCATATCGATCATCAAGTGTGCCTTACTACTTTGTGACAGTTGTTCAGCCATACTCGGAGAATGTTGCACCATCCTCATTTAATGGGACTATATAAGATTATGTATTAACTGTCAAATGAAAAAGAGTGGGATATTTTTTTAATAACATACCCATAGTTTTTACCAGTTTTTCAACGTAATTTGGATCAATAGCATAGGAATGTAAAGTTTTAACCACAGCCATTGGGTCCATGTTTCCTGAAATATACTGATTTAATAAAATATTTTGGTATTCTTTAAAATTAGGATGCGTATTTAAAATGCTAATATAATCAGCAATTGATGAACATTTTTTATCATACACTCGAATCATTCTACTCGGATTGTTTAATGGTTTTAAATGTTTTGATGTTGGATCTGTTTCAATGACACCGTAGAAATTATTACCTTCACGAGCAAACCTGGATTGTCCCCAATCAGATTCAAGTACAGCTTGAGCTGCACTAATTAAAATAATAACACGTTCCGTTGGTGGAACAAAAGTATTAGCTAGTACTGTACAATCAACAATTCCATTTACAAATTCTTCTTTCGTTGAATAAGTAAAATCAAAATTATTAAATGTCGTTTGACAAAATAAAAATAATGTTAAGCATAAAGACTTCATTAATCACCTGCATCACCCCAATTCTTTCCGCACTCTACGTCAACTTTACTAGGGACCTGTAATTCCACACATGTTTCCATGATCTCTTTGATTCTAGCTTTATCTTTTTCATTAGCAACAGAAAAATCAAGTTCATCGTGTACTTGTATGTGAGCAAGGTATCCTTCTTTAGATAATTCTAACATAGCTTTCTTGGTTTGATCAGCAGCTGAGCCTTGAATTAATCTATTTAAAGATTTGTAGGTCCAGGCACGTTTAATCATACTTTCGCCATATTCTCTTTGAGCTTCAGCCAATGGTAAAGCTTTAGAGCCCCACTCATTTGTTGGTTCCCATAGATCAAAACGACATCTTCTGCCTTCTAAAGTAAATAAAAAACCTTTCTTAGATGCCTTATTCATAGTGTCATTCATTAATTGTTTAACAAAAGGTACACGCTCATGATAGGCATTTAACAGTTCGGTTGCGTCTTCTAAACTTACACCAAGTTGAGACATTAACTTACCTTTACCCATTCCGTAGAATAAACCTAAATTAATTGTCTTAGCTTGTTTACGTGGTATGTCAGCCATATCAGCAACTAATTGATGAAAGTCTGTCTCATCATCATTTTGATAAGCATCTACAAATTGTCCGGCACCTGAATATTGTCTCATACTAGCGTAGTGGACCACGAGCCGTGGTTCTTGTTGCGAGTAATCAAATATACCCCACTCACAATCCTTTTCAGGAATAAATATAGATCTGATCAGGGGTCCGAGGATCCCGTGTCGTGCTGGTATTTGCTGTAAATTAGGATTCGAGTAACTAAATCTACCTGTTACCGTTCCTCCTTGGTCGGATCGCATTTGGTGTATCTCAGCATGAATCCTGCCTCTGTGCGAATGTTTGGTGATACTTTCAATAAATGTGGTTCGCGCCTTATTGATCTCTCTGGCTTCCACCACCATCTGTGCCAAAGGACTATCATGACTTGCCAAAAAGTTTTTATCAAATTTTGGTTGACCTGTTGGTGTACGATCATAAGAAATTTTGAGTGATTCAAATGCTTTCGCCACCGAAGCTGCAGCCCAGACTTCCACATCGCAATTTGTGAGCTTTTTAATTGAGCGTAAAATTTTATTTTCTTTAGATTGTAAATCATTTTTAATCCTCTCTGCTTTGTCTAAATCGACACGAACACCTTTTTGTTTCATTTTAAATAAAACAGGAAATAAATCTGTCTCTAATTGAAAAATGTTAACGAGATTCTGTGATGCTATTTCTCGCTGTAAATGATGCCATAGACGTAGCGTAAGTGCTGCGTCTTGTTCCGCATATTCTCCTACGTGTGAGGCGGGAAGCTTCCACATTTCTCCTTTAGGATCAAGGCCCCACATTTTAGCTGCTTCGTAGAGTTGGGTTTCCGATTTTGACTCTTTTAGATAATCCCTTCCTAGTGAGTTTAGGTCAAATCGAAACCGATTCTCGTCTACCAAAGGAGCAGCAACTAGAGTGTCTATTATTTTGCCTTTGATGTCAATATCCATTGTTGTTAACCAACCAATATCGTAGAAAGCATTATGAAAAATATAGTTTATATTCTCATAAGAGCATTGTTTTCTAAGCCATCTGGTAACTAATTCTTTATCCATATTGGGCGGTGTTTCGTGGGCGATGGGGTAATAACCGCACCAACCGTCAACTGCTACAGCAATCCCTACTACTTCGCCGTGTCTACGTATATAACCTGGTCCTGTATTTTTAATACCAGGATCTCTAGTCTCTAAATCAATAGCTATTTCATCATAGCTAGATAGATCAGGAAATGTATCAGGCATAACCCATTCACTGGGCATGCGGTGTACTTTAGGAAACCAATTAGGTTGTTCTTTCATCTATTTCTCCTGCTATTGCTGCGTAAGCAGCTAAATCAACATAACTATCTCTCTTATGAGCATGTCTTAATCGTGCTATTTTAACTAATGCCATGCATATTGCTACGTCATGAGGTGTTATATTTGTATCTAGATACGCACTCCAAAAATTAGCAATGTTTTCATGGTTCGTTAGTTTATCTCCGTAGTCTTCTTGCCTGTCACCAGTAACAAGTTCTTCAGCTTCTTTTAAAATATCTTTGCAAATCATGCACAACTCCTTTCATGAAAAAATATTGGTTCATATTCAAATTGTCCTTCTGTTCGATGAACAATATGTAATTCTTCTTTAGCTCTTGTAGCTCCTACATAAAAAACTCTAGCTTCGTCATCACGTCCTCTTTGGTTTTCTGTAGAAGATTTATAAGGACCAAAAGATAAATCAGTAATCAACATAACTTTTTGTCTCTCTCCACCTTTACTTGCATGTATTGTTGAAACTTCTATGCGCGGTGTTTGATCTAGTCTGTGTCCATTTCTCATAATAGAACGTAAATAATTAATTCTATTTTTAAACCCTTTTGCATTAATCATATCATACCAGGCAATCTCTTTAACACTTACTTCTTTCGTACTTGATAAGTTTATAGTCTCTCTTAACCCATATTTTTCGATAAGCATATCTAAATTATACATACCGTCAGGTTGTCCTTTAAACGTACCATAATTTCTTTTAATCCTGGTGCTATCCATATATTCATAAAGTGTATGACAATAATCTCCTGAAATCTTTTTACCATTTTGTAAACTGGTCCACGCTCTAATAGCTTCAATATATTTAAAATTAATAACGGATTGTCCGTAACGTTTATATAACCACCCATACATTTCTAAAGCTTCAGAAACTTGCTTAACAATCTCATGGGTACGGCATAAAATTAACCACTCCCCTTCTTGAATTCCTTTGTTTAAAGGTCTGATATTTAAGACTTTTCTTACTCCTTCTTCATCTCTCGGT